GATGTCGTTTAGAATATCCCAAGCAATCTCAAAGGCCATAGTGTAGTTGATGTTGCGGTCGTTGATGGACTTCTGGTAACGAACTGAATCCCGAACCACGTTAGCTGTGAACTCTACCCCTTCGTAATTCAATGAAATCTTTTCAGACAACATCAGCTCCTTAACAATGTCTGCGTAGTTCTCGTCTACCCAGCCCGTGTTTAATGTGATAACCTCACGACTATTGACGTTAAACTTGCGATATTGCAGGGCTTGAGCGACATTGACTGCGGTTGTCGCGCTTACGGACAACTGAGGCATATATGTCTCCTCGGTAAACGTAGCGTCTTCTGTTGACACCTTGAAGAACGTAAGGTGGTCAGTTAAGCCGTATTTGTTTACGAATGTTGCTCGTACAGGGTCGTACTTGGGTTCACACAATTCAGTCACCGTGTAAAATACCGAAGGTGTTGCCGAATCCTGTCCAAATCCAATCTGAAAGGTTTCGTTTAGCGACAGGCCAGAGAATGAAGATGCGTTTACTCGGTCGTAAGGAATATAAGCAATTCTGCTTATACTTGTGGTGCTTGGTGTGTAGTTGGCAACGTTAGTCCAAGACGCTCCGACGTTGCGGTAAAAGAAGTAGATGCGTGATGGTGCGTATGCAGATAGGACGTAATCCTTACCAACTGCGGTGTACAATGTGCGGTCTGTTACCATTCGGCCTGTGGTTGTTCCCGTATGCTGCGTGAAGCTCAACCAACCGTCCGTGTTCAAGAAGGAGGCGTTGTTCACAATCACGCCAGACGCAGGCGTTCCTGCATCAACGTAATTAGACGATACCGAGAACTTACACCATACGGCCTCGGTAGTTCCGTTCTGATACGAGTTGGTACTTGACTGCTTTAAGACCGAAATAATCTTCTCACGGATTAGTTCGCTTATCTCGAACGTAATAGGCGCATCGTTGATGCTGGTCTTATACAACGTATAGTCAATCGCTGGGCTTGTGGTGCTATCACCTGCAAAGATTCGCAGAATAAGCGTTGCATCAATAAGACCGTCGGTAGCTCCCGCACCCTTGGTTAACGTGATAAAGATAGGCGACCTCGCAAACTGCGGAGTCGTGGGATATGTTGCGGTTGGTGCTGCCATTATTTATTCTTTGGATTCGTTGCGAAAATTTGGAAGTCATCTGGGCCAAGTCCGAATGCATCAATTAACTCTTGTGGTAACTTTTGGAACTGCAACCTAAACGGAGTGGTGAAGAACTTAGAAGGCGAAATACCTTGGCGGAATACGGATTCACGGACGGCATACGGATTGAGGCCTTTTGCCTCCGCCCATTTCTTGAAGTGCTTTACAGATGGCTTCTTGCCTTCCTTAAACTTGAATCGGCTATTAGGTGCTTTCTGCTTCCAGATTTTGCCTTTGTTGTTTCGGTTGTTGAAGCTGCTTGTTGTCTTTCGTGTGCCACCTGCGCCTTTAACACCTTCGTCTTGGTACGCACCATAGTCCTCCATATAGAAGTTCAGGTAGAAGGAGTTCTTAGATACGTTCAGAGTGTAGGTAAGTGAATTGTAAAGCGTCTTATCGAAGTTCTTTTTTTTCTTCGTAAGATTCGTTCTCGCCTGTTGGATTACCCGCTTTGCGAATTTGTTTAACGTGGCTTCTACCAATTCTTGCCGACTCATTAGCAAATAGAAATTTCGGTGTTTGGTACAATCAGGTCAAAAGTCAGGTTCCACCCCGTAAGCAGGTTCTCAAACCGCTCCGTGAATGGCTCGCAGGTGACATCTCCTTCGATTTCGTATTTGTCGGAATACAACGTGCCTCGGCGCAACTGGGATTGAAGACCGTTGAGAATAGCAAGAGTCGTGTTCAAAATGTCTTGCTGGTTATCCACGCCAAAGAAAGGTTCGTTTTGGTCTCTAATGTCTTGCTTGGTCTCATCTACGATATCCATCGCCAATACCGATACGTTGAACCGAATAACGTGGTCGGCGAAGGTCGCCTGATTGACCATAATATGAGCCACTGGGAAGATGGTCTGCTTGTTTAGGTCAACATCGAATATATCGCCAAAGGTTACCACCTTCACCAACGGATGGCTGCTCAGGTAGTCGTTAATCTTTTCAGTGGCTTGATAAAAACTTCTCATCCTTTTATTTTTTGTATTTCAATTTCGTTCTTCTCCTTCTCAAAACTTAGGTAGGTCAAGCATTGATGAATAGGTAATCGAGTGACTGCCTCAAATTTTGTGACATCTCCGTTAGCCAAAGCATAGATGCTGGAATACCATCCCCATCGTTGGCCGAACTGGGCTTCTCTTGTGTAGAGGTCTTCGCTGCTTTCGCCAAAGAGCTTAGTGTATGTTGAGCTAATACGTTCCCTAAACGATAAAAAAAAACCATCGCGCCTAAGGCAACCGAGACAGGCATCTGCTTGAATAGTTCTTCTCTTGATTCGTCTGGTGCGTAGTCCTCGATGTCGTAGCGTTCTCCTTTCTCCTTAGTGACGGGTCGGTAAAGAACCGCCATAGCACGGTGCATCGTAGACCAGTCCTTCATATAGTTGTCAAGGTCTACAAACTCGCCCAATGAAATATCGTTAAGTGCGGGAATGAATCCATACTTAGTTCCTTTCAACTCGAAGAACTTGGTAAGGTCTGGCTTTTGGTTTAAAGTCTTGCTTAATACGGTTAGGACGTTGGTAGCGTCCACCAATCGAACCTTCGGCAGGTCAGAGAAAGGAACTTGGCAAAAGATTTCAAGCATCTTCTTTTGACGAAACTCCTCGTCGCCTTCAATTCGGGCGAAGCGTTGGTATTGCTCCAACGTGATTTCGTCAAGTGACGTAGGTACTACTAACTTCAGTTCCATAGGTAAATAACTCAACGGACGTTGTAACGACCATAGTTAGGCTTAGAGAGCTTATTGGCTACCGCATAGCGTGCGGCATCGATTCCGTGGTTGAATGCGTCTATCGGCTTGTTAAGCAAGTTTCCGTTCTTATCCTCGACCCACTTGTAGTTCTGGAGTTCTTTTATTAAGTTGCTGCTTCGCGGCGTTACGAACAACTTATGCCTTTTGAGAATATCAATACCAGCATTAACCGAATCGGCTCCCTTTACGGTTGGTTTGACGTTCCAGCCGAATCGGTGTAGCTCATCAATAGACTTTGGCTCTGCGGAGTCCGCAAAGATTTCATCCCTTCGGTCTAAACTGAACGACTGAAAGTGGGAATGAATGTCGCGGTTTGTGAGGCCTGTTCGGTAAATAAGTTCGTCAAGGTATAGGTGGTTGTCCATTTGGTAAACTGCCACGAGTGCGGTCGGGTCGTTGGTATAACCAAAGTCAAGTCCATAGCTGATAATTTTTGCGTCTGTTGGTATTTCGGATTGGCCGAACTGAAAGATGGTTGCTCTGGACATTCCACGCTCACCCAATCCATAGATACGCCAGTAGTCTTCGTCTGTGTCCCTTAGGCGTTCGATTTCCTCTACAATCGACTTGTCAAGAAACGGGTTGTCCCTGTACGTTGTTTGGTAAAAGTCGCAGTCCTCACGGGGTATTACTCGGTCGTAAATCCAGTGAAAAGAATCGGACGGGTTGTAGTCAATAATAATACGCCCATCGGTACGGAATACCAACTGCTGCCAATCCTCGTAAAACAACTCGTTACCCTCATTGATGTAAAGCAGGTTGCGTTTACGGCCTCGTATCTTCTGGGGTTGGTCTAACGATATAAACTCAACAAGGTTTCCGTTTAGGTGGTATTCGTTGCTTGACTTGTTGTGGTAGTCCTCGTTGTACAATTCGTAGTTACGCAGGATGTCGAGAAAGTCACGCATAACCGAAGCCCGAAGCGAAGGGAACGACTTACGGCAAATGGTGATGGTCTTGCCTGTATTTCGGTAGGTATATTCAAAGATAATCCAGAGCAGGATATTGTAAGTTTTCCCACTCCGTGTACCGCCCTGTTCAACGACAATCTTCTTGTCGCTATGCTTCAGGTGGTTAAATACCTTATTCGTTCGTATCCTCTCCAAGTACCTCGATTTGGAACAACTTACCGCCTACGGCATCAATCTCTTGACGCTCAACGTAGCCACGCTTCTTGCCCTTTGTTTTGAGAAAGAAAATGGTGGCGGTGGAGTTACCCTCTTTAATTTGTTTATGCAACTGGCTTTCTGCAAAGTCAATAGCAACGTCTGCGATTGAATCGACTGCTGCCTTGTAGTCCGCATCCTCCCGCATCCAACGGTAGTGCGTTTCCCTTGCGATGTCTACTGACTTACAAGCGGAAGTTACAACGCCCAAAGATTTCTCTAATGCATCGAGCATTGCCTTTTTATTGATGTCCTTATTTGTCATACGGCTTTCCGTTTATTTTAATTTCAAGGGATGGGTCGAGCTTGTGCATTCGGTCTACAATTACTTGACAATACTTCGGGTCAAGTTCCATACCATAGCATTTGCGGTTGAGTTGGTGTGCTGCTACCATTGTAGTTCCCGTGCCAATGAATTGGTCTAAAACAATGTCTCCTTGATTTGTGAATTGCATTCCCCATTCTGGCAAATCTATCGGGAACGTAGCTGCGTGGACAGATGAGAATTCATTTTTGCGTTGGGGTTTGCCTCTGTATATGTTTGGTACGTTTCCTCTGAATGTTGCTCCCGGTATTGCACGGGAGGCTTTCTCCTTTGACGATATAAAGAACATATACTCCCAAACAGAGTTCATTACATTGGCTGCCATAGCAGGTTGACCGTGAACCTTGTCCCAAATGGCTACATCAATGAAATTGTCTTTGTACTGATACAGATATTCAATCAATGCTATTTTGTTGCCAGCAAGCGATTGGATATTGCATATAAGATATTCCGCATTTGCGATTGCATTATTCGTGAAGCCAATCAAAAGGTCAAGATATTCGGATTTGGATTGATTATCGTTGTATTCGTTGTATTTGTTATCTCCCGAATGGGTGTTTCCGCTTAATGCCTCACTCTTACCTGCATTATACGGGGGACTCGTGAAGGCCATTGCAGCACGTTTCCCGTCCATCAGTTTTGCGATGGCATCTGAATCTGTTGAATCTCCGCACATCAGGCGGTGTTGGCCTATCTCTATCAGGTCACCCAGTACGATGTCTGTTTTTATTTCGGATGGTGCTTCGTAATCATCTTCCTCCGCTTCCAGTACGGGTGTATTGTCAAATGGCAAATCAAGACCCCAGTCCTGCAAATCCTGTGCGTCCCATTCGTTCGCCAGTATGTCCCAGTCCCATTCACCGAAGCCAACGTTATCCTTGATTATGAACTCCGCCTGTTGCTCTGGCGTTAGTTGGTCGGCAACAATAATCGGCACTTCTTTAAGTCCTGCGGCTTGGCACGCCTTCAGGCGCATATTCCCACCGAGTACCACCATATCCTTGTCAACCACAATAGGACGCAGGTTTAGCATTTCGGGGAACTCCTTGATTGACTTTACGAGCTTTTTGAATTTATCGTCTTTAATAATTCGTGGGTTGCTCGTATTGGGAACCACTTGGGTAATTGGTACTATTTGCATAAACGTTCTAATCTAATGTCGTTAAAGTCGTGGATGTTGAAGTTGGTTGTCATATCCTCGTGTAACTGCAAGGCAATATCAAATGCTTTCTCTTTGGTGAGTTCTCGTATTGCCTTATTCCAGTCTCCTTTATGAGATACCTTTACGCAGTTCTCGTTTGTTAGGTGTTGGGCGTATGGTGCTACATCACTAATAATTAACGCACAACCAGCGAATCCTGCCTCTACCATTTTTAGATTCGATTTGCAGCGATTAAACTCACTTGGGATAAGTGGAGCAAGTGCAACGTCAAAAGCTTGGTACATTGCTCCGTATTGGTCAGGGGGCATTGTTTGGAGTTTGTATCTTGCTTTACTGGCCTCAACGTAGCCTCCAATGTCGGCAACATACGATTCAACTGCGGAAAGGTCGATGTTATTCTGTACAAGGTCTGGGAGGTGGCTGATACCCGCAACATAACCGAAGCGCATTTCATCTGATGGCTCCCGTGTGATTTGCCATTGCGGGTCTGCTGGGTTGAGTCCATTGGGAATGATAACTACATTCTTGTTAATCTTTCTAATCTTATCGGCTAAATACTTTTGAGTTGTCCATACCTCATCGGCGAAGTACATCGAGTTTCGTATGCGGTGTTCGAGTCCTGCTTTGTCGTATGTTGGTTTTGACGGGTGGTCTAAGGCCAGGTGCCACCAGTCGTCGTTGTCAATGATAACCTTTTTCCCAGATTGCTTGCAGATGGCGAAGAAGTTGGCGAACGACTCACCAGAGAAAGGAACAGCTCTGGAGAAGATAACGTGCGTGATACCTTCCCAGTTGTCTGGTTGGATTTCCTGCTTGTAGTTGATTATTTGAAAATCAATAAGCCCCTTCTCCTTCAATAGGGATAGGGGCTTGTATATGCGGTGGTAAACAACGCCAGAGTTCTCGTCTCCAATACAAAGGATGTTCGGCTTCATCTCAAATAGTTATAGTAACAAAGATAGTCGTTGAGCGTCTTAATCTTTGGGTTCCTTGCCATTAGTGCTTGAGCAAACAATCCGTCTCCTTCGTATATGTATTCGAATCTTGCTTTACCGATAAACCCAATGCGAACCATATAGGACGCGGTGTCCACGTTGCCGATTCTGGGCGAGGTTGTGGCGTACAGGCGTGGGTCTCCGTTTCGAAAGCATTGCGCCCAGTTTACAAAATCCTCTGTGCTATCCTTGACGGCTTCAAACCATTTCGGGTGTATTACGTTGTCGTCGTCTAAGAAGTAAACGTAGTCGTTGTCGCTTGCTGATGCTTGCAGGTAGTCAAGGGCTAAGTTGCGGAGTGGATGTCCCCAAGCACCCCCGATGTTTGAGCGGATAACCTTTACTCCCTTCGGAACGTTTTTCTTTTTGGTTGAATAGTCCATAAAGACCGTCCAAGTGCAGCCAGCAGGAATTGTCTCCCTTAGGTGTTCGAGGTTCTCGGGTCTGGAGCAAGGTGTAATAATATGAATCATTGAGGTATTTTCTTTAAATGTACGGCCTTCAAGAAGTCCTTCGACAACTCAACTCCGAAGTCTGCTTCGTGGTGGCACTCACGGCATAAGGCCATTAAGTTCTCTATCACGTCTCGCGTCTTGCTTCCACCCATTCCCCTCGGCTCGATATGGTGAATGTCTACGGCTCGCCTGTTGCAAACCTCGCAAGGGATGAACTCAACAGGGCTTAACCCCATCGCCTTGAGGTAAATCTTCGTGTGATTCTTCATAATGTTCTCCAGAATTTCCGTTACGAATAATAATGCGGAGGCGTTTCTCCTCCTCGTCTTCTACATAGGTATAATTAGCGCAGCTCATAAAGTGTAAAGTGAAATGGTCACATTTTGTAAAGTGATGGATATATCGTTCATTAAAGCATCAAAACGCACTTAATGATGGTTTTATCAGTCAAGGTTCAGGTTGTTGTCCGACATCAGTTCCCGCAGTTGTTCACGGCAAGCGTAGTAGGCTTTCAATTCCCCTTCTGACATTCCGTCTGGTGCGTACTTGGTTCTGCCCCTTAGCCATTGGTCCATATCCCAAAGTACCGAGTGCATTTTGGAGGCGGATGTTGCCAGGTCAAATTCTATTTGGTCGTCTGGCAGGTTGTATTCGATTGTAGCTTTCATTTCTCGTTGGCGTTAAAGGTTTCAAAATAGTATTGGTCGTTAATTTCTTTACCACCAGAGTTTTTGCAGTCAAGCCATCCGATGTCGTAAGCATTCATAATCTGCCACCTCTCCATCTCCTTGGCTTTTTCAATTAAATGATACATACTGCTATGAACTCCAACTGTGCTTTCAAGTTTCACAAACTCGTACTCAAGCCACTCTAATGCTGTTCGTTTTGCTGTTTCTGGTTTCATTTCTCTTTGGTGTTCCAATACATTTCGCATTCTCCGTTTTTAATTGGTGAGGTCATAAAGTAGGATTGCAACATTCCAGCGGTAGCCGTGAATCGGTAGCAGCTCTCCCGAATGTCGCAGCCCCTGCCTGTGCATTTGGTGATGTCAGCCATTTTCCTTTATTGGCTTAAACGTTTGTATGTAGTTTTGAAGAGGTGACTTGTACTTCCATTGCTCCTGAAGCATATATTTCATTGCAGAGGAGTAACCATCTTCTTTTTCTTTTAACATCTGCTCCCGTTCCATCTCCTTTGCCTTTTCAATCCATTCAACCTGCTCTTGGAGCAACGTTGGTTGGTCAAACAACTTATCCACCAACCAATCTACTACTGATTGTTTCATAACTGCCCAATGATAGTGTAGTTGTCAAGCTCTGGCTCTTCCTTTCCCAAGAAGAACTCCTTGTAGATTGAAATCGCCTCTTGCAACTTCTTTTCGCCTTCCTCGATAAACGCAGGGCTAACTGTGTAAATACCCACGTCCAAGCTCGCCTTGTCGATTGCGATAAATATAAACTTGTCAATCGGTACACCGAAGAGACGAGTGTAGATATACGCCTGCATATCATAGCAATATTTTCGAGCTGAAAACGGCCAAGCTCGCAAATCTTGAGTTGTCTTCAAATCTGCAATAAATCCATCCCCAAGGATGTCGGCTTTTGCTCTGAATGGTATTCCTTCAATCGTTCCAATAGCAGGAACCTCAAATTCGCATCCCTGAATGTAACCGAGGACGTGTTCGTTACGCAGCAGGGCATCTGCGATGCGTCGGGCTTCGTTGTATTCTTTCTTTGTTATGATTTGGCCGCCTCTTGCTTTGGCTTCCTTCCACATATTGGTATTCTTGCTCTGCACGTCTATGATGTCGTACTCTTCAATCCTATGCGGCTCCAGAGCCATCAGGTGAACCAGTCGACCAACGGAGAAGGCATCGGATTCATCTTGGCCATACTTCGTGACGTAGTGATACGTCTTAGGTGACTGGAGCAATAGTTTACAGGCCGACGAAGACAATGCGGCCTTTGAAAGATAACCGTAGTAAAACGAATCCTCCATCATCTTTTCCATTACGGTTGCCTTATCCCAAGTGCTTCCGTCTAATAGTTCAATTATTTTCATTTGAATAAAGGTATACATTTTTTAGCTACGGCAGACACTACGTCAACAGTTACTGCGTTCCCGCATTGTTTGTAGCGTTGGGTGTTGCTAACTGGTTTAACTTCTCCATCGTAATTACCGAAGGAGGTGTGGTCATCAGGAAATCCCTGCAAGCGTTCGCACTCAATAGGTGTTAGCCGTCTGATGCGATAGCCGTCAAACATCCGCAATGAATTGTGATGCGGTTCGGTTAGTGTTGGGGATTCGTCTCTTGCTACACGATTGTACAAGTCAAGTGCTTGCGGCTCTCCTTCTACAAGATTGCTATTCTCAATGGTTTCATTCAACGATTTGCTCTCATAGTTGGGTTGGATTCCAATTAGAGTAGTTCCCCCACTTCTTGGGTTTGTTTGATTTGATGCCTTCAAGGCAGGTGCTTTGCTTACGTCTTTATAAAACTGGCTTTCCTTATTGTTTCCAAAACAAGCAAAAGACCGAACCAATGCTTCCTTAATAATCAAATCACTCTTGCCTGCGTTTAGTGCTGGAGCGTGGCCTATTGAATCGTAAACCCTATCTTGCTGGTATGGTTGCTTGCCTCCAGAATCAAGGCGGGTTCCTATTTGCTTTACCTCAACCCTCATTGGTGATTTGTAATCTCCCGAAGTTAGAGTTCTGGCTATTCCATCGGAGCCATATACCCTCCTTGATTGCACATCATTTTCAGACGTAGCTATTACATTTATGCCCCTTAAATTAGTTTGCTCACCGCTTTCTCTGATAGGAAAAACTCCTCTCCAACCTCGCTTGGGGGTTGTAGAATATCCGACAAGGTATATCCGCTCTCTATTTTGGGGTAGAAACCACGATGTATTAAGCAGTTGCCATTCAAGTCTATAACCCCCAATGTCGGCAAACTCTTGGATGATTGCCGCAAAGTCTTCGCCAGAGTTTGAACTGAATGCCCCTTTAACATTTTCCCAGATAAAAACTCTTGGTCGGCATTCCCGCACAAGTCGAATTGCTTCAAGGATAAGGCTGCTTCGGTCTCCTCCCATCCCCGCACGCTTTCCAGCAAGGCTGAAATCTTGGCAAGGACTTCCAAAGGTGATAAGGTCAATTCGTGGAAGGTCTTCTCCTCGAACATCTGTGACTGAACCGACATAAGTTGCGTCTTTAAATTTGTGTTTGTATACTGCAATAGCGTGTTTGTCAATCTCCGAGAAATAGGATTTTATTTTGAATCCTGCTCGCTCAAATCCCAAATGGAAACCGCCTATCCCACTAAAAAGGTCAAGATGATTTATTTTCATTGTTTAGCGTTTAATGCCAGTTGCAATGCCTCGTTAAAGCCACGCTGGTAGTTTATTTCCTTGTCGGATTCTTCAATTCGCTTCAAGAAGTCAATATCTTTTTGGTCGATTCTTGCTCCGTGTTCGGACGCAATTTTTACAAATAGGTCGGTCAGTGTCATAATTACCAATTTATGTAGTTAAAATCTTGCTCTGCTGCTCGTTGGTACAACGGCTTCCAATCAAACCCAGGAACCATATCTGGTTGGTAAGGGTATTGGTCTACGTCTATCAATCCTAAGCAGTCGACCGTTTCCATACGCCATTCGTACATATCTTGTAAGTGCTTGAATCCTGCCCACTTAGCGAATACCTCGTAGTAGTCCCCTTCAATATCCTCTGGCGCAAGACCTTGATTATCAACCTCCCACATCAAATCGGTGTAGTTTACTTGCATAGCACGTCAACAATAAAGGATGGAACAAGGCAAATCGCCATCAGGGCGGTGCTTACAATCAGGAACCACGCGAGCCATACAGTCACGTCGGTAAACCAGTTTAGGAATTTGTCTTTCATTGTGTGTGCTTAATTGTTCACCAAAGATATAAAAATTTCAACACATACAACATTGAGGCAAAAAAAATAGCCCCGAAGGACTATTTATTTTTCCATTGCACATAGCATACCGCTAATCGCTGGTCTTGCCGTGGATATTCACTTATCATTTTCTCGTCGGTGACGCAACGATTGATGAACTCCTTCTGGTCTTCTTTTGATTTAGGGATTGGTAAAGGCATAGATTTGTTTTGCTTGGTTTACGTTTAAGAACCCTACCACCTTATCTACCTTGTGCGTCTTTGCAAAGTCGGTTGTTGCTGGCATTCGCTTCGTCTCCCAGTTTATTTCGATTGTTGCCAAGCGGAAGACATAAATCCCAACGGGAGTGGAGTTAATATAGATGGGGTTGGTTTCGAATCTTGCGGAGCGGGCAATCAGGTTGTCGTATTTCATCTTCTCAATCAGAAGCTCGTCGTAGTGGGTGCGCCTGCACTTCAACTCGATGTCAAACGCCCATTGTGCCGAGTAGCAATCCCAATGCGACATCGGCTCCTCGCTCATCTCAAGGTCTGGCAGGAATCGTTCCTTCAGGAACTCAAACAGCTGCCGTTCCGTCATACTCGTTGTAAACGCTACGCAACTCCTCAATCCACTGCTTCCAGAGTGCTGGATTGCAACCGCAAGGGATGTGGTAGACGTGGTTAAATACCCGTGAATGAATTTTGGCGACCTGCTTTTGGTCTTCGGAACTCATTGACGACTTGTAACGCAAGTAGAACTCCGATAGCCATTCGTGTTCCTTTTGTTCTAAGCATTTAGGATTCTTGCTTGGGAACAAGCGATTGAGCTTCTCCTTACGCGCTTCGCAACCGCAGTCAACGCCTGTGGCTTCGCTAAACCAGTCAACTACCGCCTTGATGCCTGTGGCCTCTGTGAACTGCTCGATTCTATCCCCGAGACCTTTTGGCTTTCGTCCACGTTTGGTATTCTTCTTCGCAGGAGGATTTGATACGTTCTCTTCCATTTTTTAAGGTGTGATAAATTGACCGTAAACTTATTTTAGTGTCAGACGACAACTTACGCATCGAAACATTAGAATCGTGGTACAAGGTGAACAACTTATTGTCGTACCAGTCCCAACTCGCAACCTCGGTCTTGACCGCTTCTGCTAATTCAGTAAAGGCCAAGTCAGAATCGAGGTCGTGTACTTCGTCGATGTCGTCAAAGTCTTCTATTGATATGAATCTGGCCGCCTGTTGCTGCTGGCGCAAATACAGGTTCCGAAGCGTAATATAAACAAAGAAAGTATTCGGTTCGTCGCCGTAGCGAATCTTCTCAAAGTCCTTGACGTAGGTGTACATACGGATGTACATATCTTGAACGAGGTCTTGGGCGGTATCATAGTCCGCGCCAAAACTCTTTGCCATCCGAAGCCAGTCGGCGTGGCGTTCTGCTAATCGTTCAAGTAGTTCTCCCATTCAATTTCAAGGATAAAGATAAGTAAGGGTATCTGTATCTGGTGAATTTCGATGTCATCCAACTCAATTTTAGACCAGTTGAAGCCAAGAAGAACGCCGTAAATGGGGTAGAAACCGATGTTAAAGTTCATTGGTGATTTGGTTTATTTGCCGAAGGCAGGACTTGAGACGCTCTATCTCTTGTTTCAGTTCTGTATTCTGCTTTACCAAATAATCATAATTAAGAACATTAGTAACCGATTTCTCTTCGGGCGTTTCTTGCTTGGGCAACTCGCCACGCATATGCAAGGCTGACTTTAGTGCGGCGTCGTGAAGTGCATTGCGCCTGTATTCCAGTTTCTCGTAATGAACAATCGTTGAGTGGTCTTTGCCGAGCTGAAACCCAAGTTCGGCCAAGGTGTATATCGGCCTGAACGCTTTGCAATAAGCAGAGCGAACTGATACGTTTGTTGCCTTACGGGTTCCGTCGTCCTCGTACTGTATGTAGTCACAAAAGGCTTTGTAGTTCATCTCTTGCCTCGGTATTGCGCCTTTCCCATCTGGCGTTGAGTCAAGACGTGAAGGAGTGGAACGCTATATTGTTTGCCCTGTTCGTCTTGGATAAGCATCCACGCTCCCCAGTCCGTCCAGTTGCTGGCTCTGCGGTAGTCAAGGACAACAAAACGCTTTTCGTCTATTTCGAATATTTCGTCTATATCGAACGGAAGTGGGATAAAGTCAGACCTCATATCAATTGCTCTTGAAGTTTTAGAATTTCGGCTTTTGCTTGGTCAAGTTGCAGAAGCGACTGATTCAGGTCGTATCGCAACTGTGCATTTTCCAGACGGGCTTCTCTAACCTTAACGTCCAACGTCCTTTTAAGGTCAACCATATCTTCGAGCATCTGAGTAGCTTTCCAGAGCGAAAGCAGGTGGTCTACAATTACCGTCTCTTTCGGGTTGTCTACTGCTACTTGGTTCATCCAAAGGATAGCGTCATTAACACGGAGAATCTTGTCTCTAACGTGAATCTCCCAAGAATCTTCAGAATGGTGCATCGGTATCGTTTAAGGTGATTTGTACGGGTGTTGGTGCGTCCAGCAAGTTATAACCGTCTATCTTAAATCCAACATTGCCTCGCATAGATTCCATACGGATTGGGTCTGCCAGAGGCGTAGGTCTGCCGCCTGTCTCCATCTCTTTTGTCTTTCTAACGTGCAGCTCAGTGAACAACCAGTCCGTAGGGTGCTGCGCCATACGGTGAACCACCAGAACACAGTCGGCACGGTTGCCCCACTTTCCCCCTCCTTCGATATCTGATGTCATTGGCGGCATAGGTAGGCCTGCGTATTGATGGCCTTGCGGAAAGGTTCTACGCATCGCTTCGGTAACTGGGTGCGTGTTTACGATTGTTGTAATGTTGTTCTTGTGAGCGAACACCCGAATAGCTGAGGCCACCTCGTAGTGGTACTCGTGCATCCCTGTCTTGCCAAGTTTCTTTTGGTCTGTTGATAGCGAGTTGTACGGGTCGATAAGCGCACCCGTGTAGTCCCATTCCTCTTTGATTTCCTCCATTACCCGCAACAGGCCAAATGCATCGTACAACTTGTTTCCATCAATGAAGGTAAAGTATTCGTTCACAAAGTCCAGATGGCGGTACATAACGTGTTCGGGTATCTGCTGAATCGGAGCGCAGGCAATAAACTCAATCATCTTGCGCTTTAAAGAGTGTACCTCGTTTTCTGCTGAATATACCAACCACTTCTTTTCGTAGTTCATCGACTGCATCAGCATCAGGTAAATAAGCGTGTGCGTCTTACCTACGTTGGCGTGGCCAGTTACAACGATAAACTCACCGTCCTTAAATCTTAGGTACTCGTCTATCTTCGGATTGCCGAGCTTGCCTGTGTCGTAATACTTGCCCGCTCTGGCTCGCTCAAGAAACGGTAAGACCGCTTCGTTGGATAAAATGTCTGGATGTCTCATTGTGTTGTGTGTTTCGTCAAAAGTAAACAAAATTTGAATACAAAAAACTCAAGGCAAAAAAAAGCCCCTCCGAAGAGGGGCAGGGCAGTCCTAAAAAACACACACACTAAAAAGGACTGCTT